ATTTTTAGATAATTTTAATCCTTTGTTTAAAAAATTAAACTACAAAAAAATAACAAGATTAAAAGCTAATTTATTATTAAAAAATTCTGAAATAAAAGAACACTCTATGCACATAGATCAAAAAATTGGTACTACTGGTATATTATATATTAATAATAATAATGGATATACTAAATTTGAAAATGGTAAAAAAATTAAAAGTGAAGAAAACAAATATGTAGAGTTTAATTCTTCATTAAAACATACTGGAACTACTTGCACAGATAAAGATAGAAGGGTTGTTTTAAATATAAATTACGTATGAATATATCTAATTACTACTGGTATTTTAAATCAGCGATACCTCCAAAAATCTGTGATGACATTATAAAATATGGATTAACGCAAGCAGAAACTATGGCAAGAACAGGTGGCTATGGGGATAAAGAATTAACTAAAGATCAAGTTAGAGATATGAAAAGAAAAAGAAACTCTGATTTAGTTTGGTTAAATGATACTTGGATTTATAAAGAACTACACCCTTATATCCACGAAGCTAATAGATCTGCAGGTTGGAACTTTGATTGGGATAGAAGTGAATCTTGTCAGTTTACAAAATATAAACTCAATCAATATTATGATTGGCATTGTGATTCTTGGGATAAACCTTATAAAAGAGATGATAAAAATAGTCCTGATAATGGTAAAATCCGAAAGCTATCTATGACTTGTCAGTTAACCGATGGTTCAGAATATGAAGGTGGTGAATTAGAATTTGATTTTAGAAACTACGATCCACATATGAGAGATGAAGCTAAACATTTGAAACAAGCAAAAGAGATACTACCTAAAGGATCTATTATTGTATTTCCTTCATTTGTATGGCATAGAGTTAAACCCGTAACGAAAGGAACAAGATATTCATTGGTGATGTGGAACCTAGGATATCCATTTAAATAATATGTATATAAATAATTACTTCAACACAACTATTTGGTCTGAACAAAAGCCAGAGTTTATAAAATCATTAACTAAAGCTTCTAACAAATATATTAAAGCTGCTAGAAATTTTCCAGAAGCTAAAAAACATATTAAAGAATTTGGAGACTTTGGAAGAAGTTATCACTCAACACCATTAACAGCTGACAATAATTTTAGAGACTTTAGAGATTACATTGGTCAAAAGTCTTGGGAATATTTAGATCATCAAGGTTATGATATGCAACAATACACCACTATGTTTAGTGAGATGTGGGTACAAGAATTTGCTAAAAAAGGTGGGGGTAATCATTCAGCGCACGTCCATTGGAATCAACACGTATCAGGTTTTTACTTTTTAAAGTGTAGTGATAAAACATCAATGCCTGTTTTTCACGAACCACGTACTGGAGCAAGAGCTACAAAATTAAAAATGAAAGATCAAAAAGGTGTATGGGGTGGTAGTGAGCTTATTCATTTTAAACCACAACCTGGAACATTAATTATATTTCCAGGTTATTTAGAACATGAGTTTAGTGTAGACTTTGGTAAGGAGCCTTTTAGATTTATACATTGGAATATTCAAGCTATTCCGAAAGAGATGGCTAAAGATGTTTAAGAAGAAAAAATATACAGTTATCCGTCAAGCAATATCAAAAGACCTAGCAGCTTTTGTTGCAAACTATTTTAGTATGCAAAAACAAGTTTATGATACTTGTAGAGCACAAAGATATATTTCACCTTATGAAAATATTATAGGTCACTATGAAGATACTAATGAACAGATTCCAAATACATATTCACAGTATTCTAATATGGCTATGGAAACTTTAATGTTAAAGTGCCAACCTAAAATGGAAGAGGCAACAGGATTAAAATTATATCCAGCTTATACCTATGCTAGAATATATAAAAAAGGGGACGAATTAAAAAGACACAAAGATAGATTCAGTTGTGAGATATCTACGACTATGAATTTAGGTGGAGATGATTGGCCAATATACTTGGAGCCATCTGGAGAAGTAGGTAAAAAAGGAATCAAAGTAGATTTAAAACCAGGAGATATGTTAGTCTATTCTGGTTGTGAACTAGAACATTGGCGAAATAAATTTAGAGGTAAAGAATGTATTCAAGTATTTCTTCATTATAATAATCGTAAAACACCAGGTGCTAAGGACAATATGTTTGATAAAAGACCACACCTCGGTCTTCCTTCGTGGTTTAAACGATGATATAATTTTATGATGGAGGCAGGGCACCACCACATACCCCCTGCTTCCTTCATAAAATTATAGGAGTTTACATTGTTAGGTATAACAACATTATCACAATCACCGATAGCCTCATTAGGGGGAACTAATGTTAATGTAGCTGTTACTGGATCACAACTTAATATATCAATAGGTGCGTCTACAACTCAAGCGAATGCAATTGTAAATATTACTGGATCTCAATTAACTGGATCTATAGGTAATACAACAATAGATGTTATTACAGAAGTAGCTGTAACAGGATCTCAACTAACAATGTCTATGGGTGAAGAAACACCTGTAGGAAACGCAATTGTATCAGTTACAGGATCTCAATTAGGTTTATCATTAGGAACATACTCTGTAAGTGCTGATGGTAATATAAGTGTTATTGTTACAGAGCACGATCTTGTAATGTCTATTGAGGATGTAACTACTTCAGCAGACGCAAATGTTAATGTTACTGGTATACAATTAACAGCAACTTTAGGGGAAGAAACTATAGATATAAATACCCCTGTAGATGTAACAGGTTCTCAGTTAGCATCCTCTATTGGTACGGCAGTAGCTGTTCCAGGGCAAACTATTGTTCTTACGGGAATGCAATTAACAGGATCGGTAGGTACTCCACTAATTACTGCATGGTCTGATGTAAATTTAGAAGTTAGCAATACTTGGGTAGAAGTTGATCTAGCAGCTTAAACAAGGTATAATACGGAATTATGGCATCAACATATTCAACAGATCTTAAGTTAGAACTTATGGCGACCGGTGAGAATGCCGGTACATGGGGAACTAAAACAAACACAAATTTAAATTTAGTACAACAAGCCATAGCTGGTTTTGAACAGATTTCGTTATCTGCAGGATCCACTACAGCTTTACTGATGTCAGATGCATCTTTATCTACTGCAAGAAATATGGTTATTAAGTTTGCAACAATTACTGCAACACCAGGTACAACTTGTACTATTCCAGATTCAATAGAAAAATTTTACATCTTTGATTGTACTAATATTACTAGTCCTTCAAACTTAACTATTAAAACTGCATCGGGTACAGGATTTAGTCCAGATGCTACAAGAATTTATGCGGCTTATTCTGATGGTACAAATTTAATTGAGATTTCTTTAGATACTTTAGGTGGAACTATTGGGGGCGCACAAATAGCAGATGGTTCAATAGTAACTGCGAAGCTAGCTAGTCAAGCAGTTTTAACTGCTAATATTTCTAATGCTCAAATTACTAATGCTTTAATTGTTGATGCAAACATAACTGAAGCAAAAATACAAGACAACGCAGTTACAGCAGCAAAGCTTGAAAGAAAATTTACAATAAGCACAGCAGCTCCATCAGGAGGAAGTGATGGAGATATTTGGTTTAAATATTCATAGGAGTTTAAATGGCTAATACCTATGCAAAGGTTTCAGGAACATTTGAAGAGATAGAAAATGCTTACGGAAAAGTGTCAGGCACTTGGGAAGAAGCGGATGAGATTTACGCAAAAGTATCAGGGACTTGGGAATTAGTATTTGCAGCTTTCACTGCAACCTCTCTAACAACATTAAGTTCTGGTTCAGGGACTTTTACAGTACCTGATGGTGCTAATGCAATTCATATTCAAGCTGCAGTGGGTGGTGGCGGTGGTGCTGCTGGTGGAATAGATTATGATAAAGCAGGTGGAGAATCAGCAGGTGCTGGTGGTGGATCAGGAGCTTATGTATCAGATAAAGTATTTACGGTCACCGAAGGTGAAACTATAACTTACTCAATAGGTAGCGGTGGAGCTGCAGGAAACCAAACTTCAAATTATGGTCAGCCTCGTATAGCAAGTGCTGGAACAAATTCTACTTTATCAGGATCAACTGCCGGAGCAATATTTACATTAAGTGCTGGAGGAGGTTCTTCGGGTACTGGAGGAGGAGTACAAGGACCTTTAAGAACTAATACTGCAGGGACTGCAGGTGCAGCTACTGTGGGAGGTACTGCGGTTACTTCAGGAAATTTTAGAGATTTAGATGGGTCAACTAAATCGGTTACTACTTTAACAAGTGGTCCGGTTGGAACATTTAATCAATCAGGAAGTGGTGCTGCAGGAGATTTATCTGGATCAGGAAACTGTGGTGGAGATAACTGTAGTATAGCTGGTTTTGCTGGTGGTGATTCTTACGCAGGAAATATCTCAGGAGGATCAGGAGGATCAGGAGGATCACCAGGTTCTGTTGGAACAAGAGGCTCAGGGGGTGGTGGTGGATCAGCTCCTACAAGTAATGGTGCTGCTGGTGGAGCAGGTGAAATTCAGTATAGATTTTTAAGAGTAAATTAGTATAGTGCCTTATGGCAAATATATCTAAATGGTTTGGTTATCCTATATACATAACTAAGCTAGAAAACTTTGAAGAAATAAACAAAACAATAGTTCCTATAATATTAAACGATATTACCCCAACCAATTCTCAATTTTCAACAACGACAGATGTAAAACCAAAAGAACTACAATCTATTGATGATAACTTACACAAAGATAAAAGATTTAAAGAACTATACACTGAGTTATCTAAAGTAATACAAGGTTGTTTATCTGCACAAAAATATAACTTAGATTTGTTTGAAATATATATTACAAAGTCTTGGGCTACCCTATCTACTAAAGAACAATTTATTTCTTACCATAGGCATATGAGTAGTCATTTTAGTTTTGTATATTATCCACAAGCTCACGAACAAGGTAACTTGTTTTTACTAGATGATGATGCACATAAGGTAGGACTAACAATACCTAAGAGAGATCCTTATTTTACAGAGTGGGATCAAAACAATTATGGTAAAGCTGAATACCCTGCAGAGACAGGTAATGTAATTATATTTCCATCTATGATGTTTCATGAAACAGGAAAGAATACAAAAGACATACCAAGACTATCTATTTCAGGAGATATAATGTTAACTATGAAAGAAGGTGTTAAATCTGAACATAATATACCTTCTCCTGCGACTTGGATGAAGCTTTAAAATGATGTAAAATGGTTGCATGCCTTTAACAAATGTAAGAATAGCCCCAGGAATAAATAAAGCAGATACCCCATCAGGAGCAGAAGGACAGTGGATTGACGGGGATTTTGTAAGATTTAGATATGGACAACCAGAAAAGATAGGTGGTTATACAGCCATTGGTCAAGAAACAATTTCAGGACCAACCCGTGCACAACACACTTGGACAGATTTAGAAGGTAGAAGATACGGTGCACTTGGTACATCCAAAGCTTTATATATTTATTATGAAGATAAATTTTATGATGTAACACCTTTAGCAACAGCTATAACAGGTGCAACTTTTACATCTACAAATGGATCAGATATTGTAACAGTAAATAAATTAAGTCATGCTCTTGAAGTTGGGGATTATGTTACATTTACATCTGTAACTGTACCAGGACAAGCCACTACGCTTAATGGTGATATAAATGATTCTGTTACAACTATTACACTTACAAGTTCATCAGGTTTTTCTGCATCAGGGACTGTTAGAATTGGTGATGAGTTAATTACATACACAGGTATATCTTCAAACGATTTAACAGGAT